AGAAGATGAAAAAGTAATTTTTTTGAAAAAATGTTTCGAACATATTAATAGAAAGTATATAACTAGACCAACCGATAATGTTCTAAAAAATCCTGATTTAAAAAGAGAAATAGCAAGTTATTTAAGGAAAAAAGTTGGAGGTAAAAAAGGAAGAAAAACTCGTTCAAAGCAACAAAAAGGAGGTGCTGGTAAAACTGATGCAACCTATCAAAAAGAAGAAGCAAATCGAATGTTATTACACGCAACATATGATTCGGAATTAGACGACATAATAAAAGCATTAAAAAAAGGGGCAGATATAAATGTTAAAGGAGAAGATGGTAAGACAGCACTCCATATGGCAATTGAGGATGGTGATATACTGATTGTGGATGTCTTATTAAAAAATGGTGCAGATATATATATATTAAAAATAAAGAGGAACAAGATGCTATTGAATTAGCAGGTAATCGGAACCGTTATGAGTATACTTATGAAGATGACACAGAAAACCCATTTAATATTGAAGATATAGATAGATATTTGGAAAATGATTTAGAAAATGATGAAGACCTAGACCAAATGTTACCTGGAGTCACAATTAGAGATGGTCCAATACTTAGATTATTAAAGATACAAGATGTAAAAAATAGGTTAAAAAAACACTTAGAAGACCGTTCTAGAAGACAAACGGAAAAAAAATTATTGTCAGAAATATTTGATGCAAAAGTAGGGAAGAACAAGCATCAAGACGTAAGAGATCTTACGTTAAAATATCCCGGAGGAAAATCCAAAAGAAAGTCAAAGACACAAAAGATACAAAAGAATAAGCGAAAAGGTAAGAAAAAAGAATAAATATTTGTTATAGTTCGCTAATAAATGTAGTAAATTTATGTGTAATATAATACAATAATCCAAATATTGAACTTTTAAGTATCAAACCAAACATATTAAAATTGCCATCTTCGTTGTAGAGTGATAGAAAAGAAAATTTTTTAAATATAGTGCTATTAATGATAGGTAATTGAAAAAAGAAAAATAGGAAAGCAATAAAAATAGGTGTTTGAATATCATTAAAAATACTATCCCAATGATTTTGTTGTCTAATTTTTTGTTCGTATTCTTTTAGATTATTTTCAGTCATATCATAGTGTTCTTTAACATAGTCGCTTTGTATTTCAGCTTTAGGTATATAGTTAGGTTTAGTAGCCTCATCATTAGAATACTGGATAGTATTTTGAGGAATATCTCGTGATGGTAATCGTTGTTGTTCCATATTTTGCAATGCCTCCATTTCAGGATGTATCATTTGTATATTTTCGTGATTATTATTCATATATTGTTGTTTTTGTTGTTGCATCATATCTTGAGATTGGCTAGGTATTTCCATAATAGGATTTTGTGCGGATACACCATATGGATTAGGATGAACGTTAATAGGAGTGTAATTAGTAGGAACTTCTCCGTCAATTTTGCTTTGTTTTGAATTAGAAATACTGATAGTAGTAGGTGGTATATTGCTAGCATAGGAATTGGTATTTTGTCTTGCAGCTGTATCAGTTGGTAAATCTGCTATTCGAGTTATATTTTCCATTTAACTATACAATAAATTCATACCTAATATTGTATAGTTTAACGAATATTACTAAAGATATTAGTCTTTTTTATCTTCAGTACTCATTAAATCAATTTGTTTCTTAGTGGAGTCACATTTATCAGTATTAGCTGAATACTTGAAGCATTTATCCCCGTGTTTATAAGTTTTATCTTCTAAATCACTAATAATAGGTCCATTAAACTGTAAACAACTTTTATCAGTGCATACCTTACGGAATAAAGTAGCTAAACCTAAACCAAGTATAATAGAAATAAATATGCGTCCTAAATCAGTGTATAGTAATCTTTTAAAATTCATAGTATATATTATAACATAGGAAAATATATACTATTGTTGTGGTGGAACCTTTGAGATCTCATTAGGGTCATCAGGACATGTTACTTCTTCTTGTTTAAATGAAAAACAAGTGCCGGTTTTGTCTTTATATTGCAATATACTAACATTTTCTGGTGTAGGATATACATAAATAGTTCTAAGATCAGGCATTGATATATATACTGCAAATAATCCAATTACTAAACTAACTAGAAAAAAACGAACATCAATAAATTTAAATATTCCCATAATGCTATATTATAAAGTAATATTTTATACTTTCTTCTTTTTATTTTTTTTCTTCTTACCATCTTGTTTACTTTTTTTCTCATTTTCATCATCTTCCATCATTTTAACTAAATCAGCGTGAATATATGTTTTTTCTTGGCTATCTTCACCATCTAATTTAAATACCAAATGATTAGGATCGTCCTTAGCTTGTAAAGAATATTGTTTTTGTAGTTCAATTTGTTCTCTACGTCTTTGTTTCATTTTTTCAAATTCATCTTTCTTATCTTGTAGTGCTTTGGATTTTCTTTGTTCTGCACGTTGTAGAATTTTCTTTTTACTTTCCTCACGTTTCATCATACGGTCTAATTTACCTTGATCGAATTTAACATTTTTACCTAGACCCATACTTTTGGTCATATTTTGAAACATTTCTTTGAAATTTTCTGTTCCTCCCATTTCTTTCATAGTATTCATCATATCACCTGCTTCTTTCATAATTTCATCTTTTGAAATAGACCCATCTTTCATTTTTGCATCTAATTTGGAACTAACCGTTTTCATTAACTTTGATATTTTTGCAGGATTTTTCATAATATTCTTTAAAACATCTTGAGGATTAGCATTGTTATCAATATCATCGCCTAATACATCTTTAAAATCTTCTGCAATTTCTTCAGCCATTTCTTTTGCTAATGTACCAATTTTACCATCCAGTAATGATTTTAAATTACCAAATACATTTGTCAAGTCTGGCATACCCTCCATATTTGGAACATTTTTAAACATATTTTTAAATTCTTCTTCACTAGGCATCTTATTTTCTCCACCCTCTTCTGTTTCATTGCTTTCGGTATTCATATTGCCGAAAAAACCTGTTAAATTCTCCATTGTTTCATTTAATTTTTCCTGCAAATTATCTTCATCTATACCTTCAAACATACTTGCAGTTTCTGCAAAATTATTTTTATCATCCATAGTTCCAACAATAGTAAATAACATTAATTGTAAATATTTCCAAATGACTTTTTTGTTACTATCACTTAATCCTTCACTATTAAAAATTAAGCGAAAACTCATATTAGGAAAGAAATATACGTCTTCATCGCTTCCCTCTTTAAAAATATCTTCATTTTGATATAAAATATCAAAAAATCGAACTGGATAAATCTTAGAACAAAATCTATATAAATATTCTAAATCATCATCAGTTGCATCTTCATCACCATATTTATTCCACATATGAGAATATTCTGGAAATACTGATGATAAATCACGTGTAAAATCAAATACTAAAGAACGAAAATTTGAAGGAAATTTTGTGCTTTCAGTTTGGGGAGTTTGTTCTTCTTTGGTAGTCATTATGTATGTATATATATAACAATATTTGTTATTTATATACTTTTTATGTATCTATACTTTTAATTATCATAAAATCGTATCGTATCTATTGTATTTCTTGCACTTGGAGTAGCATAACAAGAATATTCATTATTTATTATATTATCACTTTCATCAATATCAATAGTAGTTCCTGTATATGTACTAGATGGGGAATCGGTAAAATTATCAAAAATACTATCTAGTTCTGTTGAATTTAATCGCCTAGGCGTATTAATAAAGTCAAAATGTCTATGTGTTCTATTAAGTTCTGGTATAGGTAAAACATCATATATATTATTTATATTTTCAAAATTAGTGTTATTACGTCCAGGTGTATGTGCTGACTGACTACCCTGTGATGCAAATCTACCAATTAAATAATTATCATCATCTTTACCTACACCCCAGTATGATAAATATAAGTCATTTAATAATTGTTTCAACATAGAATCGTATGTTAAGTTATTTTCATTTATATATGTTTTTATAGTATTAAATAAATTATTAATATTTTGCTTTTTCTCATTTTTTTCAGTTTCATTTAAAAGTCCAATATTTCTAGAATTATAAAGTGTTTCTAATACTTTTTGTCGAAATGAAAATTTAATTACAGTATTATCTTGTATAATATTTCTGTTATCATCTAATAAATCAGGTAATACAAATATTTCTTCTTCTATTGTATTTAATTCACTTTCTACAATATCAGCATTCAAAACTGCTTTAATTCCGGTTACATTATCAGTTTTAATGTGATAAAATTTATTCATTTCGCTAATTAAAACATTTTCTGTTATAGATGTAGTCCATTCATTATTTTTCCAGTCATAAATGAAACCATTATCTATTTTTATTTGTATATTTTTTAAGCACGGATATAACACTTTATGTAATCCTTCTCCATAAACAACGGTTGCGCTTTCTAGATTATCTATAAAATGGTATTCACTATTAAATAACGAACTTAATTTATATAGTAATGATGAATTATGATCTTTACCAAATCCAATATTAATAGTTAAATAATCATTTGATATGTGATTTATTAATTGATTTGGATCTTGTTCCCCAGAAGTAGGTTCTCCATCAGTCATAAATATATGAACGCATTCAAAATTTGTTGCTTTATTTTTCTTTTTAAAATTATCAATATGTTTATTTGCTGTAATTAATGCATTTTCAATATTTGTCACAGAATCTGCTTGTATTTTTTCAAGTATTTTTATGATATTTTCTATATTATCTTCATTAATAATAATAGGTTTGATAATTGTTTTTACAACTGCATTAAATGTATTAATTTGAACGTGTATATCAACATCTAAAGTTGAGATGTAATTCATTATACTTTTTAATGTTTTTATTGCATATTCTAGTTTTGTTACATTATAATTACAATGTTCATCCATTGAACCAGTTGTATCAACAGTAAATAATAAAAATAAAGGTTGTTTTGTTAGTTCGACTTTATTTAATTCTAATTTTAATATACCAAATTTATCATTTTCATTATCAAATAATTGAATAGGACAATTATTCAAGTTATTTATTTCAATATATGCGTTTTTTATTTGTTGCATTATATATTTATAATATTTATTTTTTATATCATAATCATACAATATTTATGTAGAAAATTGAAAATTATTTATACTTTTTATAACAAACAACATCCTATTAACAATAAATTAATAATGACAATATTTAGTATTTATATTCCTCGTATGCTTGGTACAGTTACACGGGAGGTAGTATATGATGCATTTGACTGCTTAAATATCGGTTATATAACAGAATTAAACATGTATCGTAAAATTAATGAAAATTCAAATGCATATTACATTGCATTTATTACTTTACGGTTATACGATACAAATCAAGCAACTCATTTTAAAAATAGATTAAACCAAAATCAAATAGTTAGATTAACATATGACGAAGAAGCCGGTCAATATTGGGAAATTAAAAAATACATATCAAAAGATAAAAGAAAATATAACAATGGCAAAATTGTTAGTCCAGAATATAAACCAATTGCATATCCAAGCATATTTAATTCATCACCAAATAATATTTGGAAATGTGATGTCAATACAATTAAATATTATTATAACAACTATAATAATAACAAGTCAAGTTTTACAAGAGATGAAATCTTTGATTTAGATGAAGATTATAAAGAAATAGAAAAAGAAATTTTTAATATACAACAATTACAATGTATTTAACAAAATTTTAATTGTGTTTAAAAAAATATAATTATATATTCATAATTTATACATAGTAATGAGTGATAATAATTATATATTCCATAATGAAAAATTAAAAAATAGTTTTAAAAATATTATATCAATTAAAAAAGAAATTGGTATTACAAAAAATAAGGTATCAAATCAATTAAATCAATTAAAAAAATTACATAGTGATATGATTAAAGAGAATAATAAACAAATCTTCTTGTTTTGTTTGGATTCTTTTTTCTATCAATATAAAATTTTTTCAATGGAATTTGAACATCTTAAAAAGTTACGTTCTATATTAAATAATCGTATGTATTGTGATTACTATAAATTACATAATATAATACTTAAATTCTGTAAAGAACATATCGATCCAGACTTAATAACTACTCAAACATTTCCTGTATATAAAGATTTGGAGCCATTTACCGAATATAGAGTTGAAGATATTATATTATTACACGATAGTATATTAAATTTAATAAATACACTTTATTTGGAGACAACAAATAAAGAAGACGCGATTTCGCATTATAATGATAATCATAAGGTTGGGTTCTCAATATCCAATTTTTTAAACACTTTAACTCACGAAAATCACGTATTACAAGAACAAATTTCTTTATTTATTAATTATATTTCATTTTTCCATATTTCACAAAAGAAACAATTAAAAAAGTTGCATAATCGTATGGATGAATTTTTAAATGAAGTTAATGAAAATATTAATATGAATTATACTTTTTCAATTGATGATATTGAAGAAGAAGATGATTCTTTAGAAATGGTATCCGCCCAGGATTTAATAGATGAAGACAATAATAAAAATTTATTAGAAAACAATAATAATGATGATGTAAAAGAACACGAAAATCAAACTATTTCTCCAATCCAACAAGTACCTATTATTACTGATCCTAAATTTGAAACTGTAATTGAAGTTGGAGACAATAATGCGGTTTTACATAGTGAGCCTGTTGATTTACCACAATTTAAATCTATTACTGATATATCTAGCTAGTTATATCATTTAGACAGTAAATTATAAATTTTTTATTCACATATTATATTAGTAAATATAATATATGTCTCAAACTCATGATGATATTCCATCCCCTACAAATACAGAAGAAGAAAATATAGATCAACATAAAGATAATAAAGAAAAGAATGAAGAACATCATAAAAAGAAAATTGTTTGGTCTCAAGAAAATGAAATGATTATGGTTGAATGGTGTGATGTAGCACAATGCTATAAATGGTTAAATACACGAGCACATAGTAAGTTTGCTTATATGCACGCTTGGTTCACTATACCTGCTATTATTTTTTCAACAATTAGTGGTACTGCATCTTTCGCTCAAGATAGCTTACCTGAGTCTGCTAGAACATTTGCACCTGCCATTATTGGAACAATTAATATTACAATTGGTATTTTGACTACTATTCAACAATATTTGAAGATATCTGAGTTAAATGAAGCACATCGTGTTTCTGCTATTTCTTGGGATAAATTTGCTAGAAACATTAGAATTGAATTAGCTAAAAAACCTAATGAAAGAAGTGATGCTGGTGTATTTATTAAACATTGCAGAGCTGAATTTGATAGATTAATGGAAACTAGTCCAAATATTGATGAAAAAGTTATATTGGAATTTAAACATAAGTTTGCAGGACAACCTGGTAGTGAAAAACGCAAACG